GGACGATAGTCGGGATCGATCAGTCCGGCCAAGCGGTCGATGCCTGGTCCCAGAGCGAGACCGGATCGAGGCCAAAGCTGCCCGGCGTAGCCCTCAGGGATCGCGAGCCTGACCCCCAAGGGAAGTACCTTGTACTCGTCGGGCCAAAGCGCGATGTCCTGGGTGACCCGCAAATCCCAGCCTGCCGCGCCCTGGGAAAGCCTGGCCGGGGCGGGATTGTCTCGGCATATTCGCTTGACCTTGATCTCTTTCGGTGCCTCGAGCTTCTCCAGTCTTTCAGCCAGTCGAGCCTTGGCATCCAAGGCCTCCTCCAAGCGCTGAACGGTTTGTTCGAAGGCGGCCAAGTCTCTATTGTCCATCGTGACCTCCATGCAAAAGAAAGCCCGCTCGGCGGCGGGCATCTAAAAGCCGCTAAAAGGGGATTTCATCATCGAAATCGTCGTATGCCCCGGGCGCGGGACTACCGTTATGGCCCTGCTGCTGCGGCTGATTGGGTGGTGGTTGATTAGGCGGTGGCTGATTGGGAGGCGGCTGATTGGGAGGATGAGAACCTCCTTGGGGGTAGCCTTGAGGTTGGCTGCCTTGGTGAGGATAGCCACCCTGGCCGCCTTGAGGTTGGCCACCTTGAGATTGGCCACCGGACAGGAACTGCATATCGTTGATGATGAACTCGGTGCTACTACGATTATTGCCGTTCTGGTCCTGCCACTTATTCTCGCGCATCTCTGCGGTAACGCGGATCATGGCGCCCTTGCCCAGGTACTGCTGGGCTAGCTCAGCGGTCTTGGCAAACGCTACGCAACGAGCCCAGCTGGTGGCCTCCTGCTTGTTGCCTGACTGCTTGTCGCGCCATTGTTTGCCTACCGCCAGATTGAGATTGGCGACCGGCGTCCCCGAGCTGGTAAACCGGACCTCGGGATCCTGGCCGAGCCTCCCTGTAAAGATGCAAAGGTTCAGGTCGTTAGCCACTGTTATGCCTCCAGTTGTCCGCTCATGTCATCGGTGTGCGGGAAGCCTCCAGGCTTGCCTTTATTCCCCCAAACGGTATCCGCCACCTCCTGAACAATTGTTGGCACCGACGACTGACCGGCTATCGCGGCATACAGTCTGTCGCGCGCTCCATGCCCCCTTGCAGTGTCGTGAAAAGGGATGCGAGAAATAGCGACCCCGGAAGAGGTTTCCATCAGGAAGGAGACAGCCGGATCAAGCTCATGGTCGACGTCTCGGCAAACGGTGATGGGGTGTCCACGATAGAAGTAGGTCCGTGTGACGGGGTTGTCGTCAATGATGGTCCGGTCGTAATTTTTGGGGATTCCCGCTGACTTAAGTGCGTGCATGATGGCAACCTCCTAGAATCGGGTAGTGATGTGGCGGATGTCACCGGCCTGAATTGCGTTGAGAACCGCCACTGCCTGACTGGCGTCGAGCTCGCCAGCGGTTTGTAGATCTTCAAGCGCCTCCGTCCAGGGCTCTTCCGGGGCGTCATCCTCAAAGGGCTGATCATCCCCTTGCCAGGCGGGGGCCTCACCGGCTGGCGTTGCCGGTTCGACCTCAGCGCGCATCTTCTGCAGCTCGGCTTTTTGCCGCTCGATTTCTTCTCGTTCGGCTGCCAGCCGCTCCTGCTCCCGGGTGTACTCGAGACGATCACGGAGCGCATGGGTGACCCTGGCAAGCTCGTCTTCCGCTTCCTGGGTGATGTCGTAGTAGCCCTGAGTGTCTTTTTGCTCGACCTCCTGCAGCAGGGACTCGAGCGACTGGGCGTCCAGGCCGACCGCCGTATCCAGGTAGGCGGTGATGTCCTCCTGAAGCTTCTGGCGAAGATCGGCGATGCGGCGCTCCTTTTCGCGCTCCTCGCGTTCATCGACCTCTGCTTTGGAATCTCGGAACGGCTTCTCCAGCTGCTCGACTTCACCGATGAGGCCTTTTCCTCGCTGATTAACTTTGTCGACGAACTCCCGGTGGGGCTTGGTAATCGCGAGGCGAGCCTTGTCGGTGCTGGTTCGCAGGCTGGTGAGTTCGCGGATGGCTTTCTTGCCTGCCTGGTAGCCCACCTTCGTGTTGAAGTCGGGCACCTTGGCATAGCGCTTCTTAGCGTCTTTGAGCTGCTGCTCAATGTCCTGGATCGGGCTGATATCCCAGGTATTATCCTGGGGAGCCTGGAGCTCTTGGGCAGTGTTACTCATGATTTGCCTCCTGTTGTTGCTCTTGCCGTTGTTGCTTTTCTTTCTGGGCCTTGCGTTCGGCTAGCACCCGCTCGATGCCACGGTCCCGCGCCTGAACGATCCAGTTATGCCCTTTCTGGGGCTCGACTCTCGCCATAGCGGCTTTGTCGTTGATGCGAGCCAGCATTCGATCGGCTGCGGTCGAAATGCTTTGCGGGTGAGGGATCTTGTACTCCAGGGTTTCGCACTCGCGGCGTAGCCACTCCTTGTAGTCCTCCCGGTAGCGCTCGATCTCGGCCTCTTGGTCTTCAGCCTTGGCGATACGGGTCTCGGCGTTGCGAGTGGCCACGTAGTCATCGTTGTCGAACATCCCGGTGTAGACGTCGGCGGCAAAACCGAGCAATGAGAGGCATTTCTTGATGGCGTCACTGATCGATTTCTTCGGCGCTTCCGAGTCGGTCTTCCAGCCCCCTGAGCGGGTCTTGTAGAGATAGCGGGTATGGCCAAACTGGGTGATTGGCTCACTCTTCTCGCCCTCCCAGCGGAACCACAGCGACAGCCGGACGGTGTGGGTAAGTACATGGCAAATTACCGCCTGGCTTTGGGGATCCAGGATCGGCTCGCCTTCGTCGAAGCGCTCCTCCTCGATCGTATAGTTCCAGCCAATCCCGATAGGGCCGAACAGCTCGGTGGCCTTGCGGATCATGTACATCTGGTCGATCGAGGTGATGTCCTGGCCGTCGACTTTGGCAGGCTTAACGACGTCGGTCGGTGTAGTTTCGACCGCTTGCCAGATACTGAGATGTGCGTCGTTGTCGGACATGGTGTATCCTCTAACTGGTCAGTAGTGTGGTGCTGCTGATCCTCCGGCCCCCTCCAGCCTCCACTGGTGGGGGCTTTCTTATGGCTCGAGTTCGTCCTCGGCTCTTAATTGCGCCCAATCCTTGAGCGCCTCTCGTCCCAGTGATGTCTCGATGTAGCGCTCAACCAGCTGGCGAACCGTCATGTCGAGCGTCATGCCAGCCGGGTAAGCGCCCAGTCCTCCCTCGTCGGCAAGCCACTCGGCGAACTCCCCGACGATCTCATCCTTCCCGTCGAGAACACCTTCCATGTAGCCCTCTGCCAGTTCATGAGTGCCGAGGTAGCGAGCAGGACGGTTAAGCCTGATATTCATGATGCGACCTCCTGGGTGGTAGTCGGAGTAGGCGTCGATGTAGGCCTCGACGGCGGGTTGAAAACGAAGCTCCGGTCCTTACTGATGGCCGCAAAAAGCCCGCCACAGAGGGCGGGCAAGGAGGCAGTCCATAAGACCGAAGCAACGAAGTGATGAAGCCTTGTAGCTACATCGGAGAGAGGGCGGAACCCGGAGGGTAAGGAGCAAGGCATTTCCGATGAATGGGGCGCCCCCTCTCCGATGGCCTCTGTATGCCAGAGGCTAGCTGACACGTCGTGCGGTCGCGTTCCCGCGTGCTGCCAACACTCACCGGATCTCCTCCGGCGACCCGCTAGGGTCCGACGTGTCCTCCTATCCGGCACTGGCCGGATGGAGCCCGCTTAAACCCCAGCGGGCAGGGGATCGCTTGATGTTAAAGAGCACGGCTTGCTAACCAAACAGTGCAATTTATGTGTTCCCGTTTGCACTGTTAAGTATAAAGTTAGCATCTCAACCGTGCATGTCAAGGTATAGGTTTGTACATTTACGCGCACAAAAAAGCCCGGAGGGTATCCGGGCTATCTTTGGGGACCATGTTCATTGTCGATGAGGAGATTGAGGCGGGGAGGAGGCCTTATCTCGTTCCTTCGACTTTTCGCGCAGCAAGTTGTCAATCTCTCGAGCGGTGCTGCCGACGGGATCTTCTCTCACTGGACTAGAGGCCATTTTTCCCCCTTTTATGCTGTATGTATATACAGTATGGAACACAGATTTACTCTTGGGAAGTACCCCTTATATGAGTTATGTCTAGCTTTGTACCTCCAGAAGGAATAAAAAAGCCCGGGCAACCGGGCTCTAATTATTATTTTTTGTATGATTAGGCCAGCCTCGAAAACAACTCCCCAGATACTGCTGCCTCGGACTGACCAGCCTCCAATTGGTGATAAGCATAGCGCACTATTTCATTAAGCTCCTCCGGGGAAATGTCAGGCTTTAGTCGCATGACAACCGGCAATACGGTTTTAGTGGTTGTGCAGGCCAAGTCCAAAGTCCGATCGTCGACATTCTTAGCCACGGCATCCGGAATGTCGTGGCTCGCGCCGGTCAGCCATTCCACAGATACGTCTAACTTCTGAGCAAGCTCCGGCCAACGCTCCGGCTCAGGAGTTACAACGCCACGTACCCATCGTCCCGCCGTGGCAATGGTGACATCCATCACTTCGGAGAGGCGGGAAGCAACGCCAAACTCTTTTCCGAACTTCGCGACACAGGCCTGCCTCAATCTATCGGCGAATATTCGCTTTCTCTGATGTTCAAGTCTCATTTCCGATACTTCCGTCCTCTAACAATGCAATCAGCTTAGCTTTGATGGCCAAACTTAACAAGCTTTTGGGCATACACTTGAAAAACTATCTCTTATGGTCCAATGTTGTACCTAAACCATATAGAGCGATACGCAATGATTGACACGTTGATAGACAACCTTGGCACGCGAAACATAGCACGCGCCTGTGGAGTGTCTCCAGCATGCGTGACTCGTTGGAAGTATTACGGCCTACCCAACAGGACCGGTCGCGTCCAAGGTCGCCGAACCCATTACGAGAAAGTGCTGGCCAAGATGGCCGGCATGAAAGTGAAAGAGCTCCGCCAGGCATTGGCCGAGAAGGAGCAGGAAGTAGCGTGACGAGCAAGGTCCGGTCTCTGCCTTAGGCGTCCCAGCTGCGGCTGTCACGGTTCGGGCAGAGATCAGTGAAAGAAGGCCGGGAGAATGTGACCCCAACCGGCCAGGAGGGGGAAGCGCATCACAGCATCTTGATGCGTGGGCAGCTCCGGGGATGCCTCAGCCGTGAGGTGAATCCTGCCCAAGCTCAAGCGGCGGCATCGACTTGAGCCTCCATCGCCGACAAGGCGCACTGGAGAACTTCCATGCCTGGCAGGCTTTGCGCCGTCTGGGCATGGGGAAGATGCGCCCGATCCGCCCTATCCAGGAAGGTGGAAGGTTAGCAACCAGCTAGATGGATAGGGTGCGCGCGGGGCAGTCAGCAAGCTAACGAAAACGATTAGCGCGTCAGAAAAGCGGCTCAATCCTCACCCTGGACAGGGTACGGCGAGGGCCGCAAACAAAGAGAAGCCCGCCACCGGGACCAACCAGAGACGGGCTTCTCAGATACGACCGAAGTCGCGGAGGTCATTATGACACAACCTCAAACACTTAGGCCATACCAGGAGGAGTCGCTCAACGAGATGCGTTCCGTTCTGGCCAAACGGATCCGGACCATCATGCTGATGCTGGCCACCGGTGGCGGGAAGTGCCTTGGAAAGGGGACTCCTGTTCTGATGTACGACGGCACTATCAAGCCAGTCGAGGACGTAAAGCAGGGAGATAAGCTGATGGGGCCGGACAGTCGTCCGCGCCGTGTCATGTCGACCTGCACCGGTCGGGAGCCGCTCTACCGGGTCGTGCCCACCAAGGGCGATAGCTACGTCGTCAACGAGAGTCACATCCTGTCGTTGCAAGTAAGCGGCAAGAATGCCTGCTCCGGCTATGCCCCGGGCCTCGTCAATATCTCGGTGCGCGACTATCTGCAGCAGAATAAGACGTTCCGCCACTGCGCTAAGGGGTGGCGCTCGGGCGTCGACTTCCAGGAGCAGGAGGTACACCCGGACCTGCCAGCTTACATCCTTGGGGCATGGCTCGGTGACGGCAACAGCATGGAGCCGATGATCACCAGCAATGACCATGAGGTCGTGGACGCCTGGCACACCTACGCCGCTGCAGTGGGGCACGACGTTCGTCTCCGCGAGGAGGCGGGCGACTGCGCTTCCTATGCCATTACGCGGCGGCGCGACCAGCGAGTCACCAACCGCGCCCTGATGGCGCTGCGCGGTTATGGCCTAATCGGCAACAAGCACATCCCACAGGCCTACAAGGCGAATACGCGAGACGTTCGCTTGGAGATCATGGCCGGCATCATCGATACCGATGGGTATCTGCACAATGGTCACTACGATCTGGTCTTTAAACAGCGAGTTTTGGCCGACGATGTGGCGTTCGTCGCGCGCTCGCTGGGTCTCGCGGCCTACGTCAAGGAGTGCGAGAAAGGCATCAAGTCCATCGGGTTTCGCGGCACCTACCATCGCGTCTCGATCTCTGGCGATCTTGACATGATTCCCTGCCGGGTGGCGCGTCGTCAGGCGCAGCCGCGTCGTCAGAAAAAAGATGTTCTTCGTACTGGAATCCGCCTGGAGGCCCTTGGAGAGGGCGACTACTACGGCTTTGAGATCGACGGCGATCGGCTTTTCCTGCTCGGTGACTTCACCGTCACTCACAACACCACTATCGCCAGCTCCATCATGAGAGGGGCGATCGCCAAAGGTAATCGGGTCTATTTTATTGCCGACAGCATTGAGCTCGTCGAGCAGGCGGCCCGCCGATTCTACGAGGACGGCTTATCGGTTGGTGTGATCCAGGGGGATCACCCCTGGACCGACTACAGCCAGATGATCCAGGTCGCAACGATCCAGACCCTCCAGCGTCGCTGGCCCGAACTCGCCGAGACGCTTAAGCCAGCCCTGTTGGTGATCGACGAAGCCCAGGTGCTTCACCAGGCCCACGAAGACATTATCAACGAGTGTCGCGAGAAGGGCATTCCTGTGATCGGTCTGTCGGCCACCCCCTTCCGCAAGGGCCTTGGGAAAGTCTTCGACACCACCGTGGTGGGGGCTACCACGGGCCACCTGATCAACCAGGGTTACCTAGTACCGGCTACCTGCTACGCACCCAAGGTGCCTGATCTGGCTGGTGTCAAGAAGCGCTCCGACGGTGACTGGCAAGAGGATGCGCTTGCTGAGGTCATGGGCGATGCCCAGCTCATGGGTGATGTGGTCCAGCAATGGTTCAAGCTTGCCCAAGACCGCCAGACGTTGGTGTTCGCCAGCAACGTCGCTCACTCCCGGGCGCTGTGCGACATGTTCAGGAAGGCGGGAATCGCTGCCGAGCATATCGACGGTTACGAGAGAGATACCGAGCGCCGCGAGCAGGTTATCCGGGGGTTCCGCGAAGGGCGGATCCAGGTGCTCTGCAACGTGGCTATTTTGACGAAAGGGTTCGACGCGCCCGAGACCAGCTGCCTGGTGATCGCGCGCCCCACCAAGAGCCTGATGCTCCACTACCAGATGCTCGGTCGGGGGCTTAGAACCGCCCCTGGCAAGACCGACTGCCTGGTGATCGATCATGCCGGTAACTGCCTGCGCAATGGGGTGCCGGAAGATCCACTGCCCACCCAACTCGATGACGGTACTGGCAAGCGAAACCTGGATCGTCGTCAGCGCGAGAAAACTGATCCTGTCCTCAAACCCTGTGTTTCCTGCGGCTACGTCAGCTCCAAGCACCGTTGCCCGCAGTGCGGCTTTGCGCCCGAAAAGCGCGAGGACGTTGAGGTTAAGGAAGGGGAGCTCTACCCGATCTCAGGCAAGGAGGAGCGGCAGCCCAAGTGGAGTGCCGAGGGTGTGAGGAGCCTCTATGCCGAGTTGCTCGGGTACGCCTATCTCAAGGGCTATAAACCAGGCTGGGCCTGGCACCAGTGCCGGTCTTTCACTGGCACCGCCCCGCGTGACACTCAGCAGATTGAGCCGGCGCATCCGTCCGACAAGACCATGGGCATTATCAAGTACATGCAGATTCGCAAAGCCAAGGGTAAGGCTAAGAATCAGGAGGTGCCGGCATGAGATACGGATCTGTCTGCAGCGGAATCTCTTCCGCGACGGTGGCTTGCAAGCCATTAGGTTGGGAAGCGGCTTGGTTCTCCGAGGTTGACTCCTTCCCTTCTGCGGTATTGGCCCATCACTGGCCCAATGTTCCCAACCTGGGTGACATGAGGTTGCTCGTTCGTCGTGTACTGACTGAAGAGATAGAGGCACCTGATGTTTTGACAGGTGGCACACCGTGCCAAGCCTTTAGCGTAGCAGGTATGCGCGAGGGGATGGCTGATGATCGTGGCCAACTGACGATGAAATATGTGGAGTTAGCAGATGCAATCGACCTTATTCGATCTCGAGCCGGAAAACCCGAGTGTATCACCATCTGGGAAAACGTCCCGGGCGTACTCAGTGACCGGGAAAACGCCTTCGGATGTTTTCTTGGAGCGCTCTGTGGGGAAGACGCTCCAATCAAGCCTTCAGGGAAAAAATGGACGAACGCTGGTTGTGTGTATGGACCCTCGCGCACAGTCGCGTGGCGGGTTCTTGACGCCCAATATTTCGGAGTGGCCCAACGACGCCGCCGTGTGTTCGTTGTCTCAAGTGCTCGAGCAGGGTTCGATCCCGAAGCGGTACTTTTTGAGCGAGACGGCGTGCGCCGGGATACTCCGCCGAGCAGAGAAGCGAGGAAAGAGGCTTCCGCCGATGCTGGATGCGGCTTTGAGACAGCAGGCACTCTCGACGCAAGAACCAGCGGAGGCGGATTTCCTGGAACAGATGGAGCCTGTCTAGGCCATGTCGTACCGGTTGCCTTTTCGGCGAAGGACCACGGCGGTGATGCCACGTACAACCTTTCGCCCATCCTTCGAGCCGGAGGCCATACAACCACTCATGCGAATGCTGGCGTCATGCCAGCGGTGTGCTTTACCCAGAACAGCCGCAGTGAAGTTCGCAAGATCGGTGGTGATGGACAGGTGACAGGCGCCTTGACAGCACACCCTGGCGCTAAGCAGCAGAACTACTTGGCCCAAACAGTGGCTTTTCGAGGCCGCGAGGGCGGTTCGACTGCCGAGCTAAGGGGAGAGGTTGCCACGACATTAATGGCTTCTACTGGTGACGGTGATAAACCTCACGTAATGACCGTCCATGGCACTCAAGACCCTTGCGTCAGTGATAGAACGGCTTTTGCTCTAGGCCGCAATAACGGTGGGGAAAATGCAGTTTATGCCGCTCGCCAAGTAGCTCAGACCATTACGCAGAATTACGGTAAACAGCCTGATAACAGCGACACAGCACTTGGTCCGAATCTAGCCATGCACGGCCTCGCCGTACGCCGCCTCACACCTGCCGAGTGTGAGCTTCTGCAGGGTTATCCGCCTGGCCATACTCTGATCCCCACCACAAAGCGAAACTGGCACCGCGAGCTGGAAGAGATGCGCTCATATTTCCAGCGCTCGCACCAGGGTTTGAGCGATGAGGAGCTGATCCGCTTGGCGGCTGATGGTCCACGTTACAAGGCTCTCGGTAACTCCATGGCCGTGCCAGTAATGAGGTGGATTGCTCGACGCATCAATATGGTGCTGGGAGGTGAGGCATGAAGCTCCCAACTCGAGACATCGCACGCGGTCGCTGGAAGGGCATCTTGATGGCCATGGGTCTTGATCAGCGCTATCTGCGCAACGCTCACGGCCCGTGCCCTCTCTGTGGTGGCTCAGACCGCTACCGCTTCGATGACCAGGACGGGAAGGGCACGTACTTCTGCAATAGCTGCGGTCCCGGCGACGGCATGCAACTGGCCATGGCGTGGACCGGCAAGAGCTTTAAAGACGTGGCCGCCGAGATCGACCGTATGGCTAGCAATATCGACCCCACCGCCCAGCGCGGCGAACAGGACGATGAAAAGCGGGCTGAGGAGACACGTAAGCGGCTCAAGCGGATCGGCAACCAGCTGCTCCCGCTGGTCGGCACCGACCCAGTGAGCCGGTATCTCGCGGGCCGTGGGATCAATACCGATGCCACTCGCTACCTGCGCTTTCATCCGCAGCTGGGGTATTACGACCAGACGCTAGGCAAGGTCACCGGGCTTCATCCGGCCATGGTCGCCGCGTTCCGCCGCCCGGACGGCTCCATCGAGACGTTCCACGTCACCTACCTGACGAAAGGCGGTGCCAAGGCGGACGTGCCCGTACAGCGCAAGGTGACCGGCAAGCAGCAGGGGCTTTCGGGCTGCGCGATCCGGCTCTCCGAGGTTGAGCGTCATATCGGCATTGCCGAAGGCATCGAGACCGCTTTGTCGGTAACCCAGCTTTACGGGATCCCTTGCTGGTCAGTTTACAGCGCCCACGGGATGGAGACCTTCGAGCCGCCCGAGGGCGTCGAGGAGATCTCGATCTTTGCTGATACCGACGAGAACTTTGCTGGCCAGGACGTCGCTACCACCGCCGCTCGTCGGCTGACCAAGAAGGGCTACAAGGTCCGATTGGCACCGTTCCTGGAGCCAGGCATGGATTACAACGATGCCCTGATGGAGGCCCTATGTCAGACGTAGATCTGAATAGCATCCCCGAGCTCGGCGAGGATCAGGTGCTCAACAGCTTGATTGAGACGTTTGATGCTCGCCTGATCCAGGCCGAGAGCCGGGAGAACTACATCGGCAACCTGACGACCCGGGTGCGGATGGGTGAGCACGAATACCTGACGCTGCCGACAGTCCGCCTGACCGTGGCCTGCTCCAAGGCCGAGCTCGAACGGGCGCGCGCCACGATGTTCGCCACCTACCTGTTGCAACTGGGCCGCGAGTCGGCCCGGCAGCTCTGGAAGCAGGTAGCGCCGTGGGAGGGCGAGGAGTTCATGGCCTGGGTCAAGCTTGACGTCGAGTGGAAGCAGCAGCAGGGGGAGCGAGCATGAGCCAACTGGATTACACCGACGGACGCCAGGCCAGGGTGGATGGGTACAGCCTCGAGGCCTGCCCATTTGGATTCGAGGCGTCCACGTTTGATGCCCCTGCCAATAAACGGCAGGGCACCGAGATGACCCGCCGGCACTGGTGGTTGGCGGGCTGGCACGATCAAGACATCGAGATGGAGCCGGAGGATAACCAGATGACGGCCCTGCAGCCAACGGTCATTGAGCTGACCGGCGGGGATCCGATCGATTACCTCGAGCAGCGCACTACAGCAGCCCCGGAGAGATTGGAGGAAGGCGCGAAAGTGGCGCTGCAACCAACGGCGATTGAGGCAAACGGTGGGGATCCGATCGATTACCTGGAAAAACGTCGTGATGGATCGACTCGCCGTAAGGAGTGCGCTTATGACACGCCTGCGTAGAGGTCACGGCGTCGAGTGGTGTGAAGCCGGCGCCCACTTCGTTCCTGAGGGTAAGATGCGCGCCCGAGAGGGCGACGAGACCATAAAACTCGAGACCTGCCGCGATTGCCAGGTCGGGCGCATCGATACTCGTCCGCGAGATGTGAAGGCCGATTTGGCCAGGAGGTCGTAATGGATACCGGTGCCAAGCAAGCATTTAGTGTCATGGCCGAGGAGGCCGGCATTAAGGATCAACAGAGCAAGATCCTCGCGGCCCTTCGATGGTTCGGCCCGATGACTCGGGAAAGAATCGCCGACATGACGGGAGTCTGCATGGGCTCCGTTCGGGGTCGCTCCTACGAGCTGGTTCGTTGGGGTCGAATCCATGTTGCTGGCCATGAGACACGCCCCGATCAGCCGCGTCGCCAAATACTCGAGGCGGTGCCTGATCTTGCTGATCGCGCGGAGGTGGCATGAGCCAGAAAGTGAAGCGGCAACCCATCTACCTCCGGGCTCGGCAGATGATCGACCCGGAGACCGGGGCTAAGGAGTCGGTCCTGGTGCCTGGCGGTGCGGCGGACAAGAAAAGCATCAGCGAGCGCGGGGTAGTTATGGGCGATCTGCTGCGTGCGCAAATCGACAAGCCCCGCAACGTCGAGTTCCACCGCCTGGCGCACAAGCTGGCCGATCTAGTCCGGGAGAACATTGATGACTTCGAGGGGCTGGATGCCCACGGGGCGCTGAAGCGGCTCCAGGAGGAGGCCCGGGTGGAGTGCGATATTACCCGCACCTGGCTACCTCAGCTTGGAATGATGGAGCACGCCAAGGCTCGGTCGATCGCGTTCGATTCGATGGAGCAGGGCGAGTTTTATCAGCTGGTCCGTGGGATATCTCGGCACATCGCCCAGGAGTATTGGCCGCAATGCACGCCCGAGGAGATCGAGCGAATGATCGACCTGATGCCAGAGGAGACTGCTTGATGGTATTACGCCAACGGATCCAGCCCTATCGCAGCCGGCAATGGCTGTCGGCCGTCCATCAGCTGGATGGCTGTGTGAACTGCGGCTCGCCCGAGATCCAGGCGGCCCACCGCAACGAGGGTAAGGGTGGCAGCCAGAAAACCAGCGATTGCCTGACTGCTGCTCTGTGTAGGGCGTGCCACGATGAAATCGACAACGCCCCGAATCTTAGCCGAGAGGAGCGCCGCCAGGACTTGGACCGAGCGATCCTCAAGACCATCGAGATGCTGGCCATCCGTGGCCTGATTGGAGTGAAGCCATGAACCTAGAGGTATCCAAAGAAGCTGTCGAGAAAATTCAAGAAGCGGCCTTCCTTTTGAGCTGTGCCAGTTCCGAGAAAGGGTTGGTGTTGGCCAAGGAGGCTGCCCTTGAGGCCGTGGAAAAGATCTCGACCTGTAGTAAGTGCGGCGCCCCTGAAGGCCACCTCCATGACAAGGGGTGTTCGGCGCTCACGGAGCAGGCCGTCCTTGAAGATGACGGGCCAATTGGTCGCCAGGATCGTCAGGAGGCCATGAACAGGGCAGCCCGTCAGGCGCTTGATCGAACTGATATGGGGCAGCGGATCGCCGGTATTGCGTACAGCCTAGAGCCCGGGCTTCCGCGTGCGGTTCTCAGCGATCGAATCACTCTCTGCGCCCCAATTTCTCACGAGGATATTGCGCGCGGCTACGCGGAAATCAACATCGATCACCGTCGCTTCGCAGAGGCGCTGGCCGAAGAGTTGTTGGTTCAGAACCCCCACCTGCGGGAGGGCGATTGATGGGTAAGAAGAGCCGAGAAAAGGGCCGTAAGGGCGAGCTCGAGCTGGCCAAGCTGATCGATAAGCACCTGGGTCTCGATGTTTCGCGCAATCTGCGTCAGTACCAGATCGGAGGCCATGACCTCATCGGCTGGGATGGCGTCCACACCGAGGTCAAGCGGTACGCCTCGGTCACCCAGGGTGACATCGATACGTTCTGGCAACAGACGATCTCTCAGTGCGAGCACGGCGACGTCCCGCTGCTGGCGTACCGGGCCAACTACCAGGACTGGCGATTTGTCCTGCGCCCTTGTGACTGGGGTGGTCCAGTGGGCGAGCCCATGCAGGTCGATATACACGGCCTGGTGGCATGGCGGGACGTCTGGAAGATGATCAACGCAGACCTGGGCGATGAGCCTGCCCGGGTCAGCAACCAGGAGGAGGAAGAGGCATGATCAGCGAACGCGTTAAACAAGTCCGCTGGACAGGTGACAATCAGCAAGAGATCTGCGATGCGCTCTCTCCGACCCATCGCTACCTGACCGTTTACCATGATGTCAATCATGTTCTCCACCTTAGTTTTGAGAAAGGGGCGCGCCGAGTCACTCGCAGCCTCTCAATCGGGGATAGCTATATCTACTGCGTAGATGAGCCTGAGAGAATGGCGTTCAAGATCCTCGATATGATCACCGAAGGCCAGGAACGAGGCATAAGCTTTTCCTATGCCGAGGTCACTCGAGAGCAGTGGGGTCAGTTGCTTGAAGAGATCCTCCTTGATGCCTCAGAGATTCCCATTGGCGAATTCTATGAGATCCGAAGAAGGGGTGAGATCTATGTATGGGGTGTCAAGGTGGTCTGCCCCGAGATCCGTGATGCCAGGCATGAGCACGAGACCGCTAGAGCCGTCTGGAACGGCGATAACCTTCAGGAAATAGTGGACACCGCCCGCCGTGGGTTCATGGTCGACTCCCTGAATTTCCGGGGCAGCAGCATCGAGCTCGGGTGCGTCCGTTATCAGTGGGATAGCGAGCGTACCAACGATCCCTTAAGGTACTTCCTTCTCCAGGAGGGCGATGAGTTTGTTGTAAATGTCGCTGAGGAGTGGAGACCCGCATGAGTACAGCTGCTGCAACTGCCGCCGCCACCGCCGCCATCGCGGCCAGCTCCTCAAGTTCCAGCACCGGGGGAGGCATCGAGGTCCAGAACCCCGCCCTGGCAATCCTGGTGCTCGTCGTCATGACGATCATCGGATCCATGGTGGGCTGGTGGAAGCTCGAGGGAGTCTTGGGTGCCCTCATCGGTCTGATGGGTGGCCTGGCGGGCTTCCAATGCTTTCTGTTGATCTACGCGATTTGGGGCGGTTAATGAGACAACAGTGGATGACCCTGGAGGAAGTCGAGGAGCTCTACCCGCGTCTGCGTTGCGACACCCTGGGACGGTATGAGGGTGTCCGCTACTACCCAGGGGGCGAGAGTGTCGAGGCCATGGACTTACGCCGCGTCCTCAAGCCCAGGCACGACGACCAGGGGCGGCTCGAAGGGCTCTATCCCGTCGACTGCCATCCGCCCAGGACACCAGGGATGGATTTCATCGAGCAGGACCGTGCGAGAGTCGAAGCGTCGATGAGGGCGGATATCGAATACACCATGTTGGGGTTAACGCCATGGAACGAGTTATTGACATCAATCAACACCGTGTTCGCCGAGACGCTCACCAAGGCGTTGGCCAAGAAGATGGCGAGCCACGGTTCGACCACTGCGTGACCTGTGGCAGCGAGGAGTTCAGGGTCACGACTGACGGCGAGCTGTTCTGAGTTGGGTGTGAGCGGGTCATGCTCAACGTCCGCGTCGCCAGGGAGCCGACCTCCTGAAGCGCAACGCAACAACGCAACAGTGCAACAACGCAACGCAACGATATATGGGGTTGCTCACATGCAGTATCAGTCCGCTAGACAAATGGTATTCGATGCTTATAAGGCCGCTGGCGATTCGGTGATGGCTGGCGTGATCGAGAAGGCCAAGGTCGGCGCCGACATTCAGATGACCCAGTATCCCGGGCAGGATCGACGAATCGTTCACGGCCTCGAGGCGGGGATGGTGATCTCCCGGGTGGAGTCGTTGCCGATGGAGCAGCGCTGCCTGGTTCGCTTCTGCTTCGGCCCCTTCACGGCGCGTGAGCTTGACGGGGACCGGGAGACTATCGAAGGCGCACTGTTTGTGCGACTGGCGGGTTCCGACCTCCGGATTCCGGGGCAGGCGGCTGGCGAGAAGCCGACGAAAAGGCAGCTTGAGCAGCTTTCCGTGCTGTGTGACGCGGCGCTGTATCACCACGCCCAGGTGACCTGGCCCTACAAACGCAAGGGGTTGTCGACGCCCCAGGCCGTCCGTGACTGGGCCGAGCAGGTCAAGGGCGTAACCCTCGAGGGGCGCTGGACCTACGGCAATCGGCCAGCCTGGCGTTGGCTATGGGAGCGCTGTTTGTCGCTGCTCGACTACTGGGAGAGCAGTGGCCTGGCGCCACTGGGTGAGCTGTTGGCTGAGACGCACAGCACTAGGCGCAACGAAAAAACCCCGGCATGAGAGCCGGGGCTGGGTTTAGGCTTGGGCAACGGCCCAGGTGAGGTTGCCTCCCTCAGTCGCGTACCAAGTTAAGATGGACGAATTTCACCTGCGGGATATCGTCCCGGCAGTTGCTCATCTCGTAAGTGTCGGTCATGCCATCGAAGTGGCCTTCTTGGTACTTGCTGATGACCTCGCTGATTTCCGCCTCGTCGGTTCCTTCGCCGTTCCAGTAGACGTCGACGGCGTTACCCATCGAGAACGATTCGCTCCGGACCCGGAACTTCACGCCCGGGATCTTCTCTTTCAGCTCTTTGCGGATCGCTTTGGCGGCCAGTGCGTGTAGTGTCTGAGTGCGTGCCATGGTGTGGTGCCTCCATGAAAGAGCCCCGGCCTCCACCGGGGCGATGAGTATCAGTCGAACTCGCCGTTCGTGATCTTTTTGATGACCGCGCCCTTCGTCCGGGCATAGGCGACAAGGTCGGTGTCGCCGACCTGGGCGAACCACTTCGCGTCCTTGGTCGGCGCCTGGTCCGGGTTGGTCCGGTCCACGGTCACCGGTAGCGCCTCTGCCACGTAGACTTCCGGATAACGGCACTGCCACTGGCTGGCCGTCTTCTCTGCCAGGTCGCGGCGGCCAGCGAAGCCGAGGATCTCGTCGGTTGCCATGGCGGCGTCCTCGCGCCCCTTTCCGTCCTGAGTCGGGATTCTCTCGACCTGCGCGGAAAACACGGCGTGCGTGTACTCGCGGCTGGTATCGCGGGTGAAGATCTCGCCGTTGTTGTTGAATGCTGCGTAGAGGGTCATGGCTGCCTCCTGTGTGGTGTTTTTTGATCCTGCAGTTTTAGTGTAGGTACTGGCACAATAGGTGTCAAACCTATACTTGATTGATATAGGGTTGACACTATGCACAGAAATCTCTTACCCTCTGCCCAGGATCCGGTTTTGCGCACTTAGCTTGCTGAATCCGTGCTTTCTGTCCTCTGCTTGTTTCTTGCTCCTTGGGTCAGCGCTTAGCCGGATCCCTTCAATTTCAAAGCCTCGCCCGTCGGCGGGGCTTTTTCGTATGCGTTCATGACGTGAACTCCTCGTCGCCAGGCGCCGGAGGCTCCGATGTCTCATCCACTTAAGAAACAGATGATCGGCGATCTCATCGACCGAGAAGGTGGTTTCGTTGATCACCCTGCCGACCGGGGTGGCCCGACCCGGTATGGCATCACGCAGCAAGTAGCGCGTGAGTATGGCTACAAAGGGCCTATGTCCCAGTTGCCCGTCCATCTTGCTCGCAAGATCTACGCCGATCGCTACTGGCACTCGCTGCGGCTGGAGACGATCTCCGAGCTGAACGAGCCGCTGACAGAGAGTCTCTTTGATTTCTGTGTCCACTCCGGCAGCGAGGAGCCAGCCCTGGCGCTTCAGCGCGTGCTTAACGTCCTCAATCGCCGCGAGAAGGAATGGAACGACCTAGTCGAGGACGGGCGTGTTGGTCCCGCCACCCTGGGTGCCATTGAGGCCCTAATGGAGGCGAGGGGGCGTGACGGTCTGCGGGTGCTCAACTTTGGCGTCGACGCCCTGCGAGGCACCTTCCTGATCGAGCTGGCAGAAGCCCAGGAAGACCAGGAAGCCTTTAGCTATGGCTGGCTCCGTCGGGTCATGGAGCTAGGGAAGAGGGCAGCATAATGAGTGATAACGGGCCGCAAAAGGAAACGTCGCAGCTCGACCGGATCGAGGGCTCGCTTAAGCACATCGGTGCCCAGCTCGGCAAGGTGCTGGAGCGCTTGGCGAGGATGGAGCAGCGCCAGGATAGCCAGGCAGCCGAGATTGAGTCCCATCGCACGCAGCTGGAGGGACACGACCAGCGTATTCGAAAGCTGGAGGTCAACCACGCCGTGGTCGAGACCCAGGCTCAGCATACAAATAGCCGCAGTGATAGCCGCTGGTCTTCGGTGCGCTCCCTGGGAATGGTGATCCTGGGGTCGGTGTTGTCGGCGATCGGCTACCTAGTCGTAAATTTCTTTGGAGGATGACATGCGTACCTCGCGCCTTTTCATCGCGGCTGGTTTGGCCGCTGGCCTGGCAGGCTGCAACACCCTGACCACCCCGGCTGACGAAGACTACCAGCCGGGTGACCTGACCGGGTCGGTCCTCGACCTGCAGGCTCGTTACTGCGCCAACGCCGAGCCAGCCCAGCGCGCCCTGGCGATTGCAGCCCTGGAGGCAGCCCAAGTACCAGTGCCTGATCGGGGTGCTTGCACAGATGTCCTCGACCTGGTTGACGCGGATAGCCTCGATCCTCTGGATGAGGTTGACGTCGAAGCGGCTGAGCAAGACCAGAAGGAAGCTCGCGAGCGCCTCGAGGAAGCCGAGGAGTAACGAATGCGGGCGCACCTGATCCACGGCTTCAGGATCCGGGACGGTGGGGCCGAGACCGTGGGGCGCCTTGCTCCCTACGTATCTAACGGGCAGGTCGAAGCCAAGCTCCACAACTATGGCTATGTCTCACTTCTGGGGCTTCGCCGCCGCAACGAGAAAGCGGTCGAGAAGATCAATCGTCGCGTCGACGAGGGCGATGTTCTGGTGGGGCATTCCAACGGCTGCCTGATTGCCTGGGAATTGGTTAAGGCGGGGGTTAAGCCCGCTGCCGTGATCTGCGTCCAGCCCGCCCTGCGCCGCGACACAATCTGGCCTGAGGATCTCCCGGTGCTGTGCGTCTACAACGAGGACGACCGCATCGTCACCCTGGGCCGCTGGTGGAGCCGCTTCGTCAGCGTTGCGAACCCTTGGCAGGATCGCCACGGCTGGGGTGCCGCTGGTCGCCATGGGTTTGACCAGGCGAGCGTGACGAATATATCGACCCTGGTGGGGCCGACCCCAGCCGAAGGGCACTCTGAAATATTCAAGCAGCCCGCGCTCCAATACTGGGGCGGTGTGATTGGTCATTGGCTAGAGAGAAAGGTGGAAGCCACATGAGCGCTGAAGGCAAAGATACCAAGACAAGCAAGGCGGGAAAGCCGGGCAAGTTGAACAAAGGCATGCGAGAGCATTCGCCCGACGCCGTCTACCTTGCGGCTGCTGCTCTGCCGTCCATCGAGGCTTATCTTGGCCTCAACCTGGGCGACGAGGCTAGCAACGTAGCGATTGCAATGCTTGCCGGTCTGGCCGTGCGGTTCCGGGAATGGGTGCTGTAAAGCGGCACCCAGCACACCAGGCTGCCCGCAACGGGGTGGCCTGGATCTACCTCTTCGTTCTGCTGGTGATTGTCATCATTCCCTTTACCTATCGACCGATACGGAGGCGCTGATGGGGTCGGTCACGAGCTTTCGCAAAATGAAGACGCTCACGCCCACTGGCGAGGCGGCATGCATGAGGCTTGAGCGCAATGTGCTAAGCGCTATTCAAGAAGCTGAAGAGGACGGTCTTTGCTGGGGGATGATTCTGGCAACGCTGCACCAGTCCGCATATTGGATGCACGAACGCATTCAAGATGAAGAGTAAATCCAACCAGGCGGTTGAGGCCGTCGAGGAGTAGAGCATGATTGAGTACCAAGTCCGCAAAATCGAGCGCTACGAAGTGACCCGCTATAGCGAGAACGCTGATGGCACTGCAGGGAGCTGCGAAGTAGTGGCCTCTGATCTCCCACAGCGCCAAGCCGATGACATTGCAGGTGCCATGTTTGAGCGCTGCAACGCTGCGGATATGGTCTGCAAATCCACTTACGCTGATGGGCGTGAAATATCGAACGCTAAGCCACAAGACTGACGATTTCCAGCTTATCCGCGAGGCGACATGACCGAATCACAGCGCCGTGCTCTCAACGCCCAACGCCAGCAAGGCTACACCCAACGCCCGCAACATCGAGGTTGACATGGATCTTAACGAACACACCGACACTGAGCTGCTGCGTGAGCTTATTAATCGCAAGCAGGTAATGCCCGCACCCGCACATCGCACTTATGCGATACCTCATCAAGAGGTAGTGGTGGGCATCGGCGCCAACCACGTCGCCAGTATCACCCTGGACGATGAATCTCTAGAGAAGCTTGATTTAGAAGCCGTCGAAGCCGGCGCCTAGCACGTCACTCAGCGGCATCAGTGGACGTCCCGCAGTTAACTCAATAACGCGGACCGTTGGCGACCGGGGCGTCCAACTAATGTCGATTCCGCCGCCGATAAGGCAAAAGGAGGTGATCCAGGGCCTCAGGCCTGTATCTCCGCACCGCGCTACGGTACGCGGTAGGGCCACGCTGTGAAGTGTCGCCCGCTATGCCCGGCACGTCGTGAGACGCCTGGGCATCCCTCTGAAACGATGACGATGTGCGCCGAAGACCTCTGTCGTGGCGGGTAGAGCCGGGGTAATACCGGGAGTGGCGTTCATTACTGGAGACCACGGCCAGGCATCGTTTCACCCTACAACCGGAGGCGCCGCCCGTGAGGGTCGCGCAATCGATTATGACTACTCGCAAGCGCTACGACTGGCAGCTAATCAAGGATGACTACCGTACCGGACGTTTCAGCCTGCAACAGCTCTCTGATCGTCACGGCCCGGACAAGGCGACCATCTCTCGCCGCGCTCGTGACGAAGGGTGGGAGAAGGATCTCACCGAGCAGGTCCGTCAGCGTACCCGCGAGAAGGTCAGCCGCACCGCGCTGCCTGAAGAGGCGCGCGAGCACTACCCGGCAGAGAACGACGAAGAGGCGCTGGTCGAGATCGCCGCCGACGAGAACGCGGCCCTGGTCAGGGCGCACCAGGGAACGCTGGCTCGCTGGCGTCAGCTGTCCGAGCGCTATGTCGAGTTGCTCAGCAAGCAGATGGTCAGCGAAAAGATATGGGCCATCGATCGCGGGGGCAATTTCCGCGAAATCGACACACCCCTGGACTACGTGGGCAAGTGCATGTCCTACGGCGCCCAGGCCCTGGAGCGCTTCATCAAACTGGAGCGTCAGGCTTACGGGATCGACGATGACGACGGTGGCGAAACCCTGAAGAGCTTCTCTGAGCTGATGGCTGAGGTAGCGCCGGATGAGCAGGCGTGACCGTGAGAAGGAGGTCAAGCGCGCCGAGGCCTACCTCCGGGCTCACGCCAAAGGGCGCCTGACAGATCCCGATGATCTCAAGCGAGCACTGAGTCTGAAATGGTTCCGGCTCTGCTCGCTCTACAAGATCAAGGACAAGGATGCCAAGACGCTGCGCTTCCGCCCCAACAAGGCCCAACGCACGCGCTACATCGAGGGCCACTGCCTGGACCTGATTCTCAAGGCCAGGCAGCTGGGGTTCACGACGTTCGAGATGCTGGACGCCCTGGACGATTGCCTGTTCACCGACAACTTCGCGGCGGGCTGCATCGCGCACAAGATCGATGACGCCCAGGACATCTTCCGGAACAAGATCGCCTTCGCCTACGAGAACATCGATAAGGCCTGGTTCGACATCTTCCGGATGATCGGCCTGCGGTTTCCCAAGCCGGTCAGCGACAAGGGCGTCAGCGGCGCCTACGTCTTCGACAACGGCTCGAGCATCAAGGTATCGACCTCCTATCGGGGCGGCACCATCCAGCGGCTGCACGTCAGTGAGTTTGGCAAGATCTGCCGCCAGTACCCGCACAAGGCCAAGGAGATCGTCACCGGTGCCTTTGAGGCGGTAGGTGCGGGCAACAAGATCACCCTGGAATCCACCGCCGAGGGCAGGGAAGGTTACTTCTTCGAGTACGCCAGAGCTGCTCAGGCGCTCCGTGACCAGGGCAAGACGCCCACGGAGATGGACTTCAAGTTCCATTTCTTCCCCTGGTGGGAGGAGCCCGGGTACGTCATGGACCCGGACCAGGTCACGATACCGCAGCACCTGCTCGAATACTTCGAGGAGCTCGAGCACAAGCGTGGCATCAAGACCACCGCTGCCCAGCAGGCCTGGTACGCCAAGAAAGCCGAGGTGCTCCAGGACGACATGAAGCGGGAGTATCCCTCGACCCCCGAGGAGGCGTTCGAGCAGTCGATCGAGGGCGCGTACTTCGCCCGCCAGATGCAGTTCCTGCGCCAGGAAGGGCGCCTGACCAGCGAGGTCCAAGTCAACCCGGCACTCCCGGTATACACCGCCTGGGATCTGGGCATGGACGACGCGATGGCGATTTGGTTCGTCCAGGTGGTTGGCCGCGAGGTCCACCTGGTTGACTACCTCGAGGACAGCGGCGAGGGCATCGAGTATTACGCCAATAAGCTGAATGAAAAGGGCTATCGCTACGGTGGCCACTTCGGCCCCCACGACCTGGCGGTACGTGAGCTTGGCACCGGGATCAGCCGCGCTGATGTGGCCAAGCAATACGGCATCAACTTCGAGATCGTCCCCAGAATCTCCAACGAGGCCGAGGGCATCCAGGCGGTTCGCCTCTTCCTGCCGATGTGCTGGATCAACGAGGACGCCTGCGACGATGGCGTCAAGGCGCTCGACAACTACCGCAAGGAGTGGGACGAGAAGCGGGGTGCCTACAAGGATCGGCCCCGGCACGACTGGGCCTCCCACGGTGCCAAGGCACTCGAGACGCTGGCCCGCTCGAGCATCTTTCAGCGGACCAGCCTGATGCACCAGCCTCCTCAGACCCGAGACCGCGCTGGCTGGTCAGCGCATACCTGATAGGAGCCATCATGCGCGAGTTCATTCGTTTCATGCTGGGCCGTTACTGGAACGACCCGGACGCCAAAGACGTGGGCGGTCGGGAATTTCTGGTTATCTGTTGGGTGATGACGTTCGTCAGCACCCTGGCCGCCGGTGGCATCGTCTATGAGATCGCTTGCCACCTACTTTGCTGAGGGCGTTATGACCATCAACGACGTATGCCGGGAGCTGGTACGCAGGCTGCCCGAAGCGATAGAGGCAGATCCCAGAACCCTGGAGCTGGTGGTTCGATTCCAGCTCCCGTCCGGTGACGACCGCTTCTTTGCAATACCCAAGCCCCTGGGGCCGGTTGATCACGGCGAGATGGACGAACTTGTCCAGCAGGCCTCATGCCTCATCGCCGCCGACACTTACCTCCACTCCAAGTCGTAACGATGACGTACTACGACATTCTCATAG